CGATTGGGAATACTACATTCTCGGCAACCAAAATAATCCGGAGATCAATCCGACCGCGAACAGCTTCACGATTTACGCGGATCTCGTGAACGACGGTGGCACTTCGAGCGCGGTCGTCGGCACGCTTCGATTTGGACTGTTCGATTCGACTTCGATGAATCAGGAAACTCCGCACTCCGCGATTTATTTCGAGGCCGTCGGCACCGGCGGCGGCGCGCCCACCTGGAATTGCGTGGTGAATACCGCGGGCACGCCGGTGTCGACCGGCTCCGGCGTGACGTCACCAGTGGGCACCAGCACGTTTCATGTTTTGGAAATTGTTTTCACGGCGTCGACCTCGGTCACTTTCATGATCGATGGCACCACCGTTTGCAGCGGCCTTTCCGCCACCGTGCCCGGCGCGCTGATGAACGCCGCATTCGAGTCCACCGATAGCTCGGCCGGCGCCGGCAGCATGCTCATCGATTATTTCCGCATAGATATGAATCTGACGCGATGACGCCGCAAACAAATCACGCGAGCGCGATGACGCTGCGGCCAAATCACGCGAGCGCCGAGCTCCAGCCGCGCCGCGCACGCTCGCGCGCACAAAAACGCGAATGGAAAAGCGAGCACATTCCCGCCGACGACCCATTCGCGCGCTTTGCCGCGATGGCGCAGCGAATTCTCGTCAAGCGCGTGATCGCGGCGAACCGCACTCACTGGCGGAAATATAACGAGCGCGAGAATCGCAAACGCGACGCGCGCGAACTGGCACACCAACTCTCGCAACAACCGGCACCGCAACCGGCGCAACAAAAGGACGCTACGCGATGACGCGGCGCACTCCACATTCTGAGGACTCGAGTCTTTACATCTGGGAAGCGTGGCTGAAGGGAATTATCGCGGCGGCCATCGCCGGTTCGGCCAACGGCATCATCACGGGTTTCGCAGCGGTCGGCATCGACCCGATGCATTTCAATTTGCAGTCCGGATTGCGCGCCACGCTCGCGATCGCCATGGTCAGCGCGGCCATGAGCGGAATCATCGGTGTCGCCGCCTATCTGAAGCAATCGCCGCTCCCGCCGGACGCGAGCGCCGATCGCGATCGGGGCGACGAAGATTCGCGACACGACGAAAACGAAAAACCCAACGAGCGCGCGGATCCCGGGCTAGCAAATATTTCGCAGTCCGACAGGCCCGGCGAGCCTTCGCGCTGAGGCCAGATGCCAGCCACGAAGCGAAAACGACGCCAAGCACCGAAAAAGCGCAGCGGCGATAATCTGCGCAAAGCGCGCGACCCTCGGGCCAGCAAGCCGAGCGGCATCGGCGATTCCGGTGCCGCCGTCGGCGCACTCGACGAGCCGGAGGCGCATCGCGGCATCGTAATCTCGGATCATTACCAGCCGTTTCCGCGCCAGGAAGAATTTCACAAATCGCCGGCCAAATATCGCCTCTTCGGCGGCGCGGCGGGCCCGGGCAAAACCAAAGCGTTGCTGTGGGAAGCGATTCACCAGGCGAATATGTATGCCGGCGTGGACACGCTGCTCTTGCGGCGCACGTTTCCGGAACTCGAAAGTTCGCTGCTGAGTTATTTCCGGCGCGACGTTCCTCGCAATTTGTACCTGCGTTACAACGACTCGAAGCACATCGTCACCTGGAAGAACGGTTCGACCACGCGCTTCGGATATTCGGCCAGCGAAAACGACGTCTATCAGTATCAGGGCGCAGAATTCGTTTTCATCGGCATCGACGAGCTCACGCATTTCACGCTGCGTCAGTGGCAATTTCTGACGTCGCGAAATCGCTGCCCGGTGAGCAAGGCCATACCCAACATGGCCGGCGCCACCAACCCCGGCAACACGGGACACGCTTGGGTGAAAGCGCTGTGGGTCGAAAAGCGGCCCGCGCCCGGCATGGAGCAGGCCGGCGAATACGATCCGAACGATTACGCTTTCATTCGCGCCACCGTGCGCGACAATCCGATTTACGCGAACGACGAATCGTATCTGAAAACTTTGCGCGCCCTGCCGCGCGCGTTGCGCCAGGCGTTTCTCGACGGCGATTGGGATGTTTTCGCCGGCCAATATTTCGACGCCTTCGATCGCGCGCGACACGTGCTGCCGTCGCAAAGCATCGCGTTTGAAAATTGGTGGCCGCGCTGGATTTCAGTCGATTGGGGCTTCGAGCATCCGAGCGCGGTCTATTGGCACGCCGCGCGTCCCGATGGCACCACGCTGACCTATCGCGAGCTGGTGCAAAATCATTTGTCGCCGCGCATGTTGGGCGCGGCCATTGCCGAACGCAGCGTGAATCGCTTGGGCGAGCCCGAGCGCATCTCGGAAATCTTTCTTTCGCCCGACGCCTTCGCCGAACGCACCGCCGACGCTTCGATCGCCGAACAATTGGGCGATGCGTTGGGCGCGGCCGGATTGCCGCGCCCCGCGCCCGCCGATAACGACCGCGTGGGCGGCTGGATGCTCATGTATCAAATGATGGAAACCGGCCAGTGGCAAATTTCCAGCGCCTGCGAGCAACTGCTCGAATGCTTGCCCACGCTCACGCGCGATCCCGTGAACGTTGAAGACGTGCGCAAAGTCGATGGCGACGATCCGGCCGATTCCGCGCGCTACGGTTTGAAATCGCGCATGGATCCCGCGCGCATGCCGGCCGAGCTCGCGCTCGCCGCGCGCATCCCCGCGCGAGATCCCACGTCGCGCGCAATCTGGCTGCGCAAATTCGGCGACGAAGCGCGCGCCGGCCGCTCCGCCGCGCCGCTTCCGCGACGCTGGTGATGACGGAGACGAGGAACGTATGTCACACCTGACCGAATTGTGGCGCGCGATCGCGCGCGCATGGCGCGGGCGCTACGTGCGCATGCTCGAAGACGAAGTCGCGCGCCTTCGCGCCGAAAATCACGCGCTGACGAATTCGCTGCTGGGCACCGCGGGATTCCCGCCGCTTGCCATCGGCGACACCGCTGACGCCGCGCACAAGCCATCGGATCCGGTCGTGCGGCGCCGCTCCTGGCCGCAAATCGCGATGATGCGCGAACGCGAAGCCACGCGCCAAGCCGCCATGCGCGAGGCGCACACGAAACCCAGTGCCTAGCACAACTCGGCGATTCCGCGCGAGGGCATCGACTCGACACGCTGAATCTTCCGCGTCAAAATGGCCGGATGCCGACGATCGAAATCTCTGACCTCGACGAGCGTCGCATTCTGGCGTTCGATTTGATCGACCTCCTTCCGCTCATCGGGCCATTTTCGTCGGGCCTCGAGTGGTATTTGGCGCACTGTAGCATCGAGTCCTTCGTCGGCCAGGGATTGATGAGTGATTTGCCCGCGTGGATCCCCGCGCTGTGGCGCGCCCACGACTTCCAGCCGTGCATCGAAAAGATCGAATGGGAGACACTAAAAGAATTCGCGCGCAACGTCAGGCAAACAGGCTTCATTGAACTCATCGCGATCAAGCCCGGCAGCGAGCCGCCCGCCGAGCCGCTCGACCTGAACAATCCGGCGTTTGAAATCGTCGTGCAAGCTGTCGACACCAGCTTTTGGGCTGTCACGACGCGCAACGACGCCCTGATCGCAAACGTCGCGAATCATTTCAAGGCCACGAAGATCGTCGAAAAAGCAGTACGCTCTTTTTGACTCGCTGCACGCAAGGCCGCTCCGCACTGCACCACCGCGCCCGCACGATTCCGCGCAAGGAAAAATAAATGTCGACTGCGATCAATCTCGAAAATGCGTGGGCTGCCCTCACTGGCTCCGCCTCATCCGCAACGATGAATGAGGCGAGCCAGCCCGCCGCGGCAACGAATGCGCCGGGAGAAATTGTCGAGCGCGATGGCAGCAATCCCGGCCCCGTGCCGCCGAGCGAGAACGCGCCGTCTCCCGGCGCAAATGCGCCAGCGATCGCTCTGCCATCGCCCGCGGAACTCGGCCCGAACAACGAGCGTCTGGAAGAACTCGCGCCGCGTATCGTGAACGCGCTGCGCGGACTGGTGACTCAGTATCGCGAAGAAGGACTGACCGCGCGCCGCTACGAGATCCGGCGCATCCGCCAAGCGCGATTATTCTGGCAAGGAATGCAATACGCCTGGTGGAATCCCGGCGATCAGCAATGGCATTTGCCCACAGAAGTCGGCGCGCACAACGGCCAATCCGAAGAGGACATGCCGCGCTATCAGTTCGTCACCAATTTGTATCAAGCCTTCGGCCTTTCTTTCATTTCCGTGCTCAGTCAGGACGTTCCGACCACGCGCTTTTATCCGCAGTCGGCGCAATCGCTTCTCGATTTGTCCGCCGCGCGCGTGGCCAGCGAAGTCGCCGATCTTGTCGAGCGCAACAATCACGTCGAGCGATTGCTCACCGCGCTCGCCTTCTTTCTGTGGACCGACGGCAAAGTCGGCGGCTACGTGCGCTACGTTGCCGACGCGCAGCGTTTCGGTTGGCACGATGAACCGAATATCGAGCCTATCGAAATCGCGCTCGGTCCCGATTATTACGTGTGCCCCGAATGCGGCACGGAAACCCCGGCCGCTGCGGCGGCGGATTCCAATCAAGCGGCTTCAGCAGCAGGGAACTCAGAGACAAACGTTTCAACACAGAGTTCACTGAGAGCGCAGAGGAATGCAGAACAAACCGGGACACCTGAACTCGGCACCCGAATTTTCCCGCCTTCCTCCGTGTCCTCTGCGCCCTCTGTGGTAGATCCGTCTGTTCGTCCGTCGTGCGCGAATTGCGGCGCCGCGCTCACGCCCGACGATTTGCGGCCTGCGGAGAAAGTGTGCGTGCCGCGCATCGTGGGAACGCGCCGCGTGCCGAATGGACAAGAAGTGATCTCCATCGTCGGCGGCCTCGAGCTGAATACGCCCGTGTGGGCCAACGAGATGCACGAATTCCCCTATCTTCAATGGCAGATGGAAGTGCATCGCGCGAAATTGAAGGCCGCGTATCCGCACGCCGCCGACAAAATCGAAATGGGCGGCCCCGCGGAGGCCGACGACGTTTACGCCCGCGCCTCGCGCGTTTCCATCGCGCAAGGCATGCCCACCACGTTGCCCGGCGACGCGCTCGTAAATCTGGTGACATTTGCGCGCACCTGGATTCGCCCGTGGGCCTTTCATGCGATTGAAGACGCCGCGGTGCGCGAAGCGCTGTTGCAACTTTTCCCCGATGGCTGCTACGCCGCGTTCGCCGGCGACACTTACTGCGAATCGCGCAGCGAAACCATGGACGATCGCTGGCGCGTCCTGCACGCTCTTCCCGGCGACGGACAGAATCGCCCCGCTGTCGGCAGTTCGCTTGTGGAAATTCAGGAGCGCTACAACACGCTCTCCAACATTCAGGCGGAAACTTACGAGTACGGCATTCCGCCGATTTACGCCGATCCGCAAGTGATCGATTTCGACGCGCTGCAGCAGCAGACTGCCGAGCCCGCCGCGCACTATCCCGCGCGCGCGCGCCCGGGCCAGCCGCTCTCCG